TAAAAAAGGTTCGATCTATCGCGCACTGAAAGCCATCAGCGATCAAAGCGTGCAGACACAGATCATTCTAAGCGTCTTTACTCGCACCGACAATAATGACGATAGCGACGACATTACTGCTTGCAAGGCTGCAATCGAAGCATTTAAGAACGCAAAAAGCTCACTGGGCTATCGCCCAAATTTAATCATTGCTCCCGAATATAGCGGTGAGGACGCAATCAAAGCAGCACTCGAAGCTATGGCCACAAGGCTCAAAGCCACCGGTATCGTCGATCTAAAAGCAAGTGCCGCAAACGAGGCTATCGCAAAGATGAAAGATTTTGGCACGGCACGGCTGATTGCGGCATATCCCTATGTCAAAATTTGGGATGATGAAACAAACGGCTACGTTATGAGCCCGCAAAGCGCTCGTATTGCCGGAATGATCGCCTATGTGGACGGTCTTAGCGAGTTTGGATACAGCGATAGCTATTCTAACCGAGTGATGGGCGGTATCAGCGGCACGGCAATAGACGTAGACTTTGAGATGGGAGAGACCTGCACGGCAGATGAGCTTAGAGCAGCGCATATCAGTACGATCATTCGCGAGCAGGGCTTCAGGGCTTGGGGTGGAGAGACTAGCGATGTTGATAGCATTTGGCAGGATCTTGCCAGGGTAAGGATTTTTGATCGTATCTCGCAGGCTTGCCAAAAAGGGGTGTTTTTCGCGATAGATCGCAAAGCCGATCAACTCTATCACGCAAAAAGAAGCGTAGATGAGCTACTGCGGGCTCTCGTAGGAGCTAGAGTACTGCTCGGGTATGAACTTAGCTGGAGCGCAAAGAATACCCTTGCAAACATTACGGCTGGTAAATTTTACTTAGACGTGCGCATGCAAAATAACCCAATCGTAAAGCAACTAACGCTAGATTTCATCTACGTAGATACATACGGCAAGGTGCTAATGGATGCGCTCAGCAGATAGAGAGACGGAGAATTTTAAAACAAGGAGAAAAGTATGAAAAGAATTATCCCTCAAGCGGTGCAAGAATGCAACGTATTCATCAACGGTCAGGGCTATTTAGGCGTTACAAAAACGCTCAAACTTCCTACTATGGAGTTTGAGACGATAGAGGCCAAAGGTGCGCTTAGCGCAAATTATAGCAGCGGCATTTTGGCTGCGACCGAGGTAAGCTTTACGATCCGCATTGCAGATAGAAATACTTGGCTTGCTATGGGTCTGAATGCCTTTAGCTCGCGTGTGCCGTTTCTTTTCACCGCCTCGATCTATCAAGCATCAGGCGAGCCGAAGCCGTTTAGCGCAGCTTTTACGGGTGATATTACAAAGATTGAATTTGCAGATTTTGAAAGCGGCGCCGAGATGGAAGTTACGATCACGCTTCAAGCGCACTTTGTCGATATCAATATAGACAAGACGCCGATGGTGTTAAAAGATGCCGAAAATATGATCCTAATGATCGGCGGAGTGGATTATATGGCGAAAGTAAGATCAAATTTAGGAGAGTAAAAAATGAGAAATATCAAAGTGAATTTACCTATTTGCGGCGAAGAGATAGAGGTTTTTGCGCCGAGCGTAAAAACCTTCAAAGCTGTTTCGGCCGAAAAGACCGAGATCGAGCAAAGCATAAAACTCTGCGCTGCTTGCGCCAACAAAACCCCGGCGCAGATCGAGGAGCTCGATATCGCCGATTTTAACGTTTTACAAAAGGCGGTACAGGGTTTTTTGGACGTTTGAGCGCAGCCGATAATGAAAATATCGCGCTGCTAGGCTACGTGCTGCATTTTAGCTATAGCGAAATTTTGGATATGGATATGATCGATTTTAGTGAATTTGTAGCTATAAGTATTAAAATTTTAAAAGCGCAAAGCGGAGCGCTCAAAGCCTAAATAGGCGCTTAAACGTCTTGTGAAGCGGATCTAAAAATAGCATGACTAGCGGCACTACGACAAAAACCACTAAAATGGGGTTGAACTCTAGTCCGAAAATCACGCTGAAGATAAGCACGGCAGCCGTTATGAAACAGCTATAAATATCTACTAATCTTGAATAGTTCATAGCTGTATTCTAACATAAATTTTAAAATTTGCAGCAAGAAAGGAGGTAAAATGGATAATCAAACTACGCTCGGCATAAGTATAGGGCTGGTTTTGAAAGGACTTTCTAGCGTAAAATCTGCCGATAACGCAATAAAAGGGCTTGCGCGTAGTGCAAAAAACGCCGGCGTAAGCGTAAAAAGTATAAGCGAAAATTTGCGCGGACTAAAGGGCGTAAGTAGGGATATAGCTCGCTACAAACAAACAATTTCGGACGAAATAGGAAATCTTGCGGGCACTCTTGCAAAAACCGCAAGCCTTGCCGTGCCGATTAAATTTGCCATTGACGACGAAGCGGCCTTTGCCGACGTAAAAAAATATGTAGACGGCACCGATGAGGAGATGGCGAAGCTTAAAGGTGAACTCAGAAACCTTAGCGCAAGCTTTGGCAAAAGCTTTAGCGATGTGGCGGCTATTGCCTCGGAGGGTGGCAAAGCAAATTTAAGCGGCGATGAGCTCATAAAATACGTCAGACTTACCACCACCGCGATGAGCGCCTTTGCTATGAGCGCAAACGATGTCGGTAAAGCTACGAATAATATGTTTGTAGGCTTTGGTATCAAAAATACCCAAGGTATCGAGGAGCTTTTCGACACCATAAATCTACTCGATAATAAGGTAAAAAACGCAAACGCCGATCAAATTTTAGAGGCTACTTCTTTGCTTGCCGCTACGGCAAGGATGATAGATTTAGACGGCAAGACTACGGCGGCATTTGCCTCTACTCTGCTTAGCACGGGAAAAGCCACGAGCGTCGTGGGTACTTCGTTGAACGATTTTTTTACTACGCTTGCAAGCGCGGAAAAACAACCGAAGAAATTCCACGAAGCCCTGAAACAAATCGGACTGGACGCAAAAACACTCAAAGAAAATTTAAACAAAGACTCTACCGCCGCGATGGTGGATTTTTTAGAGAGGATCAAGGCTGCGCCTAAAGATGCGCAAGCGGGGATTTTATACGATTTAGTCGGCGGCAATTACAACGACGAGATCGCATCTTTGGTGCAAAACATCGATGAGCTGAAAAGCAATATCGCTCTGGCGCGCAGCTCAGAAGCCAAGGGCTCTATGGAAAAAGAGTTGCAGGTTAAGCTCAATACCACCGCCTCAGCATTAGATAGGTTAAAGCAGTCTTGGATAAATTTAGCCTCCAGCATAGGCGAGACCTTCTTACCCGTTATTGAACTTGCAGCAAAATCGCTAGCTGCTTTAGGCAATATGCTTAGGAAATTTAATGAAAAATTTCCTACGCTTAGCAAACTTATCACCGGTGCGGTAGGCGGCTTCATAGCTCTTGGAGTAGCGATCAGCGGCGTTAAAATAGGCTTTGCAGGCCTTATGCTTGCTTTTGCGCCGTTTAGAACGGCCTATCATATTATTGCTCTGATGGTCAAAGGAATGTGGGCGCTTGGCGCCGCCACGCTTCGCACAAACATCGCACTTGTGGCGCAAAAAGCTGCCCTGATTGCTCACGCCGTAGCGGGTAAGGCCGCTGCTGCCGCTATGGCTATATTGCGAGGCGCAAGCATCGCAGCGGCTGTGGGTTTTCGCATAATGAAGCTGGCTCTAATCACTACGGGCATCGGCGCCATAGTCGTGGGGCTTGCTACGGCCGCAGTGTGGCTGTATGAGAATTGGGATCGAGTAAAAGCCTTTTTTCAAAACTTTTGGCAAAAAATTAAACCGGAATGGGAGAGCTTTAAAAGTTGGCTAGATAGCTGGATAGAGGCATTTAGTAGCGTATTTGATGAGACGGTGGCGTGGTGGAAGGATCTATTTGCGGACTTTTTCGGCTGGATAGGCGAAAAGATCGATTGGATACTTAGCAGCGTAAAAAGCGTAGGGGAATTTTTTGGCTTTGGAGATAATAGTGCGCCGGTTACGGCGCCTGCATATAGCAATACCGATAGAAATTTTACGCCTGCACCGAATCGCCCTATGGGCGAAGCGCTCAGTACTCTTAGCTCAAGCCGCGCTGCCGGGGGCAATACGAACGTAACTTTTAACGGGGATTTTAAGATCGACGCTCACGGAGGTAGTATCGATGCCGAAGATTTTAAGCGGCAAATTTCAAAGGATGTGCAAGAGGCTATCAGGCGAAATGAGCGAAACGCCAAAAATACAGACGTGAGGGATTAGATATGGTGCTTAATCTAGGCGGTTTTAAATTTGAATGGAAACAGACTAGCGAAATTGCGATTGAAACGGAATTCGGCATAAGCTCCGCCGAGCGGATAAATAATCACTCCGCGCTGGTGAATGCAAATCTGGGTACGCAGAGTATTACCCTTAGCGGACAAACTCTGCCATTCGCCTGCGATGGACAAAGTGCGCTTAAGCCGCTTTACGCTTTGGCAGAGCTGCGAAAATCCTTACCGCTCGTGACGGGGCTGGGTAAATATCTAGGCAGATTTGCGATAGAAAAGATCAGCGAAAACAGATCCGTATTCGCTCCAAATGGAGCGTTTTTCACGCAGACGTTCAGCCTTACGCTTAGAAGGGATTACGATGCGGACGAACTTAATCAAAAAGAGAAGAGATGATTTATAAAGCAAAAGACGGTGAGCGATTGGATCAGATCGTTTATAGACATTACGGGCATTTAAGGTATTTTGAAAGCGTGTTGGAGCTCAATCCAAAGCTAGAGGTCGTTTTAAAGGCGGGCGAGCTCGTAACCCTGCCGGAATTGAGCGAAGAAAAAATCCCACAAAAGCAGGCCGCGTTATGGTGAGAAAACCGATCTTTAAACTTGAAGCAAACGGCAAAGATATCACGCAAACCATAAAGCAAAATTTGATTAGCCTGGGTTTTGACGACAAAGAGGGTTTTAAAAGCGATGAAATAAGCTTTAAAGTGCACGGCATCTTTGCAAAGCCGACATTCGGCGACAAGCTTGAGTTATATTTGGGTTGGGCGGGCGAAGGTGAAGGAGGCGCTGATAATATGTGGCTGTGCGGTAAATTCGCCGTGCAGACCTGCGAACGAGATTACAAAGAGCAAAGCACCGAAGTGCGTGCGACTGCCGTAGATTTTGCCGGCGAGATCAAGATTAAAAAGCGCCGTAGCTGGGAAAATACCACGCTTTTTGCCATAGCGGGCAAGATCTCGGACGAAAACGCCCTACGCCTCAAAATAAGCGGAGAGGATATGGCAATCAGATCGCGCCTACAAGACGGAGTGAGCGATTTGGAGTTTTTATACTCGCTTAGCAAAGAACTAGGCTATCTAGCTGCCACCAAAAACGATACTCTGATCCTAGTGCCAAAAAGCGGGGATGATGAAGCAGACGAAGCAAAGGCAGAGAGCGGATTGCCACAAATAGAATTAAATTTGATAGATCTCACTTCTTTGAATATCACAGAAGCAAATCGCAATGCATACGGATCGGTTACTTGCGAATGGCAGGACGTAGAAAGCGGAAAACGCAAGCAGATCAAAGTAGGCAAAGGCAAACAGACCTATAAGATGCAAATCCCAGAGCCGAAAAGTGATACAGAGGCCTATAAACTAGCGCAAAGCAAGCTAAATGAGCTAAAAAAGGGCGGTATAAATGGGCGGTGCTCGTGTATGGGCGCCAATATCGTCGCGGGCGTACAAATTAAATTTAAAGGTGCGCCGGGGCTTGAGGATATCAAATTTAGCGTAAAATCGGTTTCACATACGCTAGAGCCGTCAGCCTACAATATAGAGATAGAATTTGAAGGGTAAAGGAGCAAAAATGGTCTTAGAAATCGTTAGATTTAAAGAGATTGATGATATGACGCTAGGGCGCTTCGTATTGCGCGATGAGGGGCGAGAGGTGTTAAAGGGATATACCTGCGAGCCTGCGGGCCCCGATACTACACAAAGCGGCATGGATAGACGCATACCGCAAGGACAATATCAAATAGCCTGGCACGATAGCACTAAATTTAGAGCAAGATTGCCTCTGCTTTGGAATAAAATAGTACCAAAAAGCCGCTGCATTCTGATCCACGCCGGCAATACCGGAAGCAATACCGAGGGTTGTGTGCTACTGGGCAACTCTTTGGGCGCGCGCGAAGTGAAAGACTCTCGTGCGGCTTTGAGCGCACTACTTGCCACCGTAAAAGGGCAAGAATTCGCAGTGAGAATTGTGAATCATATAGAAAAATAGCAGTAGGATTTTTATTACGAATTATTTAGGCGTTAAGGGCCTTTTAAACGGCCTTTATCGCCTAAATTTTTCGATGAGCGCCAAAAGCTCGTCTAGCGCCCTAGCTTTCTCGTAGTTTTGCATCCAACTATCTATCCAATCGGGAACGGGGCGTTTTTCATCATTGAAGCTTCGCACGGACGCAGGATGAAGCCCCACCATCTCCGCAAAATCAGCAACGGATAAATTGAGATCTTTTAGTTTTGTCACGAATTCCTGTTTTGTCATATCTATTCCTATCCAAATTTTCATAATTATAGCAAAATAAAACAAAATATTTCATTTTCTCATAAAAATAATGCAAAAAGTTTTAAAAACTCTTGACATTTGAAACAAAATGTATTATAATACGCTCAATTTAAAACAAAATGTTTTACAAAGGAGTAAGAGATGAAAAAGCTATTTTGGGAACAAGGTGTCGAAGCGGCAAGGCTTTTAAATGGTGAAGAGTTTAGTTTAGGTCATAATCCGGCTGGAATAATCGTTTATGATGAAGATGGCAAAATCGTAGGACTACAGAGCTACGATAATGCAATATTTTATCCTGCTAATATCATCAAAGATATTTTGGCAACCGAGGGGCAAGCATGGTTGAGCTTTGATGAGTTTCAGCGCGATTGCTGCTTCGACTTCTATAATGAATTCGGGTGGGATAATACTACATACATGAAAGAAATTTTATAAAATGCCCTATGTGCAGGCATAGTCCTAAAGGAGAAAAAGATGAAAACATCAGGATTTATGTTTCCATGCACCAAAATGTTTTTGGTGGAAACAAATAACGGCGAAATACTTTTCACCGAAATTCTAAAGGCTGAAAGAGCTTCCTGGAAAAAAGAAGAGCTCATAAAAACAACCGATGACGCCATCATAGCCGCCGAATTGAAGGGCGGCTATTCAAAAGAAATATTGCAAGCCTCAACGGCTGCAATAGCCCTAATAGATGGCTTCGTAGGCGTTGTAGGAAACAAAAA